GCTGTATCACCAACTGCAACAGCTAATGATATATTTTTACCAGCAGATCAACCTGAGATATTTAAGGTTTCACCTGGTGAAAAAATGGCTGCTTTGGGTAGTGGTAATGTTTCAGTTACTGAAATGAGTGCTTAGTGGCTAAGAAAAGACCTCTCTTTGGTGTTTCTAATTATGTAAAACGAACTAGGAAAAAAAGACCTGGTAGGCATACAAAAAACATAAGCAAAAGAATACCAAGAAGAAAAAAATACAGAGGACAAGGTAGATGAAAGATATTGTTAGAGATGGTTTGCAACAAACTACTTATTCTAAAGATGATATGGAGAAAAAAATTGTCATCAAAGAACAAGTAAATATAGACCCACATATTAAACACAATAAAACTTTATATACACAAGA